GATGAGGAAGAACAGTAACCCCTTTGTTATCGTGGAAGACACATCGTCGGCCATGACCGTGGGTGGACTGGCTGCCAAGATAGAGCAACACGATCCGGGCATTGTTATAGTTGATGGTGCCTACATGATGACAGACGAGAATGGTGAGTCTCCCGGAAGCCCTCAGGCATTGACCAACATAACAAGGTCACTCAAGCGTCTCGCCCAACGAGCAGACGTTCCTATTGTTATTACCACGCAGGTTCTGTCCTCCAAGTTAACTAGCAGGACGTCACGACGGGTAACAGCCGACGCTATTGGGTACTCCTCTTCCTTCGTTCAGGACTCCGACTTGGTTATGGCGGTAGAGCGGGACCCCGATCACGAAGAGCGCTCCATTGTACGTATTGTGGAATCCAGAACATCACCACGAGGGGAGGTCACAATCAAATGGGATTGGGACACTATGAACTTCTCTGAAGTGGACACATCAAAAGACGACGATATAAACAACGACGACGAGGACAATGATGACTTTAATAAAGCATGGTGATGCCCTCCTAGACATACTACACAAACTAGGAGTGGAGGGTATAAGGGACGGAGGGGATGAGGTTGGTGCCCGGTGCCCCGTACACCTAAAGAGAACAGGGAAAGAAGATGGACACCCCTCGTGGTCCATCAGCAAGGACTCTGGACTTTGGATATGTTACTCGTGTGGCGCTAAAGGAAATCTCCTTCAACTAGTGGAAGAGGTGACAGGTAGTGCTAACGCCGAACAAGAGGTACACCAGTTCATAATAAAGTCAGGACTAGAAAGGCTACAAGCGTCAATAGGGGACGACGTAGAGGTAGAGAAGTACACACCAAACGCAGACGTTGACCTCTTCCGTACCTTTACACAGGTGCCAGAACAGTTGCTAGAGCATAAAGGAATAGACCCAGAGGTAGCAAAACACCACGGCATACGTTGGGACACAGAGAACCGTAGATGGATAATACCTATAATGTCCCCCACCGGTGATCTATGGGGATGGCAAGAGAAAGCAAAAGGGTACTTCCGAAACGTGCCCACAGGTGTTAAGAAGTCAGAGACACTATTCGGCCTTGACAGATTCAGGGCTAAGACAGCAGTACTACTAGAGTCCCCCCTTGATGTTGTACGACTAGCCTCTCTGCGCTTGGGAACGAACACACTAGGGTTAGCATCCTTTGGGGCGCATATCAGTAATGAACAGGTGCGCCTAGCAGTACATTATTCTGATAGACTGGTTATTGCGCTAGACAACGATGAGGCTGGTATAAACGCAGCGAACCGGTTGTTCGGACATTGTCCGAGACCACGTCACGGTTTATATTTCCTCAAGTACGAACACACGAAAGCAAAAGACTTAGGCGACATGACGAACAGTGATATAGAAGAGGCTATTAGTGGGGCCACCTACCTACCTTGGTGGTTAACCTAATGTCCTTTGTTGGTACACTCTACCCCTTCCAAGAAGAGGCCCACGACCTTATGGTTGACCGTGGGTCAGCGATGGTGTGTATGGTCATGGGCGCTGGCAAGACCCCCACCACACTCAGCGCTTTGGAGGCATTGTTTGACAGCGACGACATTTCCCGTGCGCTTATCGTTGTTCCTGCTTCCCTCAAGTACCAGTGGCTGTCTGAGATCAAGAGGTTCTGCTCAGATGGGAACACCTCGTACAAGGCGGTAGTTATTGATGGCCCACCTAAAGGTAGAGAGGCCCTCTGGCGAGCCGCTGTTAGCGCACGGTACATTATTGTTAACCCTGAACTTCTTCAGAGGGACATGGCCTACCTCGGCAAGGTACGTGTAGAGGCTATTGTCATTGATGAGGCCACCATGATCAAGTCTCGTACCACTAAGAGGTCCCGCTTCCTAAAGCAACTAGGTAAGAGAGCGATGTACAGGTTCGCTCTAACAGGACAACCCATAGAGAACCGACCAGAGGAACTGTTCTCTATCATGGAGTTCGTGGATCCCTCCGTTTTGGGCAAGTTCAATCTGTTTGATGACACCTTTATTGTGAGGGACCACTGGGGTAAACCTTCTCGCTACCGAAACCTACACATACTTAAAAGTAGCCTCTCTGACGTAATGATACGCAAGACACGGGAAGACATACAAGACCAACTGCCTACCGTCATTAACAAGGTCATCCCCGTGTCGTTTGACCCTGCTGGTGCTAGCGCTTACCAAAAGATAACCAGTGACCTACTTCGCAAGATACACGATGCTGTCTCTACCGGCAAGATGAACCGTACATTTGATCTGTGGAAGCACTACAACGATTCTGAGGGCAGCGCTGTTCAGGGAGAGATTATGTCCCGACTAACGGTACTTCGTATGCTCTGTGACAACCCGGAGTTGGTTCGCCTGTCCGCTGATTTGTTCGCTGACAAGTCTACCAATCAGGGCAGTAGTTACGCTCGCAAGGTTATAGACGAGGGCGTACTAAAGGCCACGAGCAAGTCACCCAAACTGGATGCCGTGGTTGAGTATGTTACAGACATCTTGACAGAGGATGAGAACAACAAGATTGTTATCTTCTCCTTCTTCCGTCGTAACCTATCTCTCTTAGAAGATGCCCTCAGTAACCAGACCACCTGTGTTAAGTTCATGGGTGGAATGACTGCCTCATCACGCAACGACGCCAAAGAGCAGTTCCGTAATGACCCCAACACTAGGGTGTTCCTTTCTTCTGATGCGGGAGGGTACGGGGTGGATTTGCCTATGGCTAACCACCTTATTTCCTATGACCTACCTTGGTCAGCGGGAAAACTAGACCAGCGAGAGGCACGCATAATTCGCCTCTCCTCCGAGTTTCCTCATGTAACAATTACATCTTTTGTCATGAAAGGTAGCATTGAGGAGCGACAGTACGCTATGTTGAATGAGAAGCGATTAATAAACAAAGCATTCATTGACGGTGGATACAACAAACAAGGTCAGTACGAGATCACTATGGGGTCTCTATCCGACTTCCTAACAAACGCAGAGGTATAACAGTGGAACCATTGAGCGAAGAAGAGGCACAGAGAGTACGGGAGGCGTACGCAGCGGGACGACAAGAGGTATCCGAGAAGTATGCCTTCAACGCACGCATGGTAGATGAGTACAAGGCCGCTAAAGAAATGGCCGACTCTGCTAAGAAGCGTGCCGATAAGTTTAAGAAACAGTTGTCTGATTTAGTGGATGCTGATGGAGAACCAGATCACAATGGTCACCTGTGGCTAGAACTTGGTGACCACAAACTCAAGCGAGAGCGCCGTGTGTCTCGGTCCTTTGATACGTCGGCGGCTGAGTCGTGGGCACGAGAGGCCGGTCTGTGGGATTCCGTTAAAGAGGTTGTGGAAGTCCTGAGTGAAGATAAGGTACTCGCTATGGCTTGGGATGACAAAGATATTAACACCATCGTACGAGAGTTTTACGTGGAGAGGGAAGTGTGGGCGTTCAAAGTATGAGCAAGGACGCCACATACTTCAAGTACCTACTTAAGAAAGAGACAGGTGAGGTACTAGAAGAAGAGGAAGAAGACTTCCCCGGTACCAAGGTACCTATCAACCGCCCCGGAGGAACAAAGAAGAAGAGATCAGATACGGACGACCGTATGTTTGGTGCCAATAAGAAACGGTACCGAATAGGTGGAGAACTACTGGACTTCTATACCATTGGTGATATTGCCAAGGCAGTAGGTCGCACCGCTACCACCTTGCGTTCGTGGGAGGACAAGGGTCTAATACCCTTTGCTAACTACCGAACACCCCCTCCTAAAGGAGAGCAGATACCCGGCATTGTTGCCAAGGGTCGTCGCCTCTACACCGTTGAGCAAGCAGAGTTCCTGCTTGACGCAGTTGAGCATTTCATGCTTGACGAAAGGTCCTCTGCTGACTGGCAGGGGTTCCGTAAACATACAGCAGCCAACTGGCCGCTCTAACAGAAAAGAGATAAGTAAATATGCCATTAAGTTATGACGAAGAAACGAAAGAAGAGAAAGAACCCCCAGCAGCACGTACCGTCGTGCGATCTGGCTGGGAGGGCGTGGACAACGTCACCCCGGTGTCTACTAACTACGCACAGCGTCTCAAGGTAGGCGCTGACCCGGTGGTTGTTAAGTTCCTTGAGAGCGCACCATATGCGTCATGGAACCGTCACTGGATCACTCGCTCTGGCAAGATGTCCTTTGTGTGTATTGGTGGCCCTGACGATAGTGGTGATTGTCCACTTTGCAACATGGGTGACCGTTCTCGTCCTATGCACGCCCTCAATGTTGTGCTTATGTCACGAGGAGAACTACCAGTAATCCGTTCGTACGAGGCTGGTACTCGTGTCATCGCATCACTCCGAAACTTCAATGACTCGGAACAGCAGGGACCCCTAGACAAACACTACTGGGCAGTAAGCCGCAGTGGTCAAGGTCCACAGACACAATACAACCATCTAATGGTTAAAGACCGTGACCTGTCAGAAGACTGGGGAGTAAACCCACTCACTGATTCAGATCTAGCGGACTTCCGTGAAGATATGTACACTAGTGACATTATTGAGAACCCCACTAAAGAGGAACTCATGGAGATCGTCAAAGAGACAACTGGAATAAGGTAACCCGATGTCCGTTAGTGTTAAGGACCGGGGTGCCCGAACAGACCACCCCGGT